CGTGCTCGCCTCATCTCCGTGGTACGCCGCCGGCCCGTTCTGGGAGTTCGCCCAGGACGGCCTGGACCCGGAGTGCCCGCACACCCGCATCTTCCGCTGGAAGACTGCCGACGCCCCGTGGATTAGCCCGCTAGTTGTCGGCACTGCTCGCGAGACGATGAGCCCGGATCAGTTCGCGGCCGAGTACGAAGGCGAGTTCATTCCCCCGGAGAACCGGGCTGCGTAAACGCCTCCTCCTGCTTCCGCTCAGTCACGTTCTTCATCATGCCGTCCCGGGAGGTGACCTGCGCTGAGCGAGCTAAGGGCCGTCACCGACGAGGAACGCCGCGCCGCCAACGCCATGCGCTCGGCTGCCTACCGGCGCCGCAAGAAAGCCCGCGAACTCCTCGGCCAGAACCTGACGTCCGTCCCCGAGGAAGGCACCCCGGACCACGACCACGGCGGCAAGATCGCCCCCGGTAACAAGCTTCACCTCAAGCACGGCGCCCGCGACCCCGAACAGGTGAGCCCGCTGGCACGGCAGATCGTCGAGGACCTGTTCGCCCTCAACGCCTGCCCCGACTACCTCCGCGACGAGTCCTACTCCCACGCCGTCTACGCGTGGGCGTACGCCGAAGCCCAGTGCCAGCTCATGCGCGCCTGGGCCGACGTCCAGGGCCTGTCAAGGACCATGACCGAGCTCATGGCATCCGAGGAAACCGAGACCGGCATCGGCCAGGGCTCCGTACACCGCACCGCCCGCACCAAACGGCAGCTCGCGCTCATCCAGCAGTTGCACACCTGCGAGACCCGGGCGATGAACCTGCGCAAGGCCATCGGCCTCGACCCCCGGTCCCGGTTCGAGCTTGTCAAGGACGTCCAGACCGCCAAGTTCGACCTGGCGAAGTTCTGGGAGGAAGAGGAAAAGAAAGACAAGGAGCGCGGCGCCGTGAACGGCGGGCGTCCCGCCATCGGCAAGCAAGCCGGATAGTCCCTTTCTTCTCGCTGATTCTTTAAGGAGTCGTGTGCACAATGGCAAAGTCAAAGGCACCAGACCTGGCTGACTTCGCGATCCACCTGGCCGCAGGCGGCCACCGCAAGATCCGCGCATCATCCTTGGCCGCCGCAGAAGGCTGGCTGTACCTGCAAGACGCAGGCGGCGGCGTCCTGTTCTGCGCCCCCCGCGAGGCCGTGAAGTACGTGAAGCGGCTGGAGCCCGGCGAGGAAGTCCCCGAGGACAAGCCTGCGCCGTCCGTGGCGCCTGTCGCAGCCGACGGGCCGCTGTTCGCCGCCATCATCGAGCCCATCGGGGTAGACCCGGCCCCCCCTGCCGAGGTCGCTGACCCCGGCCCTATTGAGACGGGGCCGCGCAAGCGCGGGGCCGGCGGCAGGTTCACCAGGGCATGAGCGAGCCTGAGCCGCTCACCAACAGGGTCGAGATCACCGGAGACCCCTCCCACGGCGCCCTGCGCATCGACGGCCACCTCCTCCCCTTCACCGCCGCGGTCCTGCGCATGGAAGCCCCCCAGGCCCCTGTCCTGTCGGTGGCCCTCCCGGTGATAGGCGGGGTAGTAGTCACCCTCGACGCGACGACAGGGTTCGAGGAGACCACCAGGGCCGCGCTGATAGCAGCAGGGTGGACACCGCCCCCCGAGCCCGGCAGCGACGAGGACGCGGACGTGCTGCCGATGCGGGACGGCGCGCCGCACTGCACCCCGAACGAGGACGGCACCTGCGGCTGCCAGCCAGCGCCGGCGGGAATATGACCTACCCCGACTCCCAGCCCGGCCGCCACGCCGCCTCCGCGGCCCTGTCCGCCTCCAGGGCCCGCTACGAGACCGCGACCGACCGCAGCACACCCCGGTACCCCCGCCAGGGCCGCAGGCTCAGCCCTGAGCGCGCCGAGGAGATCGTCAAGGCGTTCGCCGCCGGCGACTTCTGCGTCTACTGCCTCGGCATCCACGCCGGCCTGTCACTGCCCGGCTGTCCCCGGATCGCCACGTTCGAGCTCGACGGCGACGGGAAACTGCGCGCCGCGACCTACCACGCGGACGGCGAGTGGGACGCCTCCGGGGTGTACTTCACAGCCGACGTGGAGGAGGACGAGCCCGGTGCCTGACACCGACATCCTCACCGCAGGCATGATCGCCGAAGCCCGCGCCCAGGGCCTCACCTGGGCCCAGATCGGCACTGTCCTGTCCGGCGGCAAGGTCACCAGCCCGAAGCTGGCCAAGAAGCGCGCCCACGCCATCGCCCGCGAGGCGAACCGCCGCGCCGCCGCAATGCTCGCCGAGGGAGGGGACGGTGCCTGACTCGATGCTGATTACCTGCCCCGCCCACTCCTGCCCCCTCGTCCCCTCGCTGATGGTCCCCGGCAACCTCATCTGCCCCGAGGGAGACTGCGGCACGGCAATCCACATCACCGCGCCCGAAGCCGACGTGCTGACCTACCTCGAGCAGGGCGCCGCGCAGCGTCACGAACTGGTCCGCGCCCACGAGGCCGTGGGCTTCTCCCGGTCGGAGGCGATGCAGGTCATGATCGCCGTCATCACCGCCACGATCATGAAAGACCGGGGTGACTCATGATGGCCGCGCAGCGCGCATCGCTGTACTCCCCGACCCGGGCGGCATGGGTGCTGCTGCGGAGCAAGTGGCGGAGGCGTCGGCATGGGTGACCTGCTCAGCCCGGAAGCCGAGATCACCCGCGTTGCCCGCGCCGCAGCCGCCGTCCTCGAACGCGGCCCGGACCCGCGCGGCCCGTACCACACCTGCAACAGCGGCGGACCGCCCCGCGAAGGCCACCCGCCCATCCGCCAGTGCACCTGCGGCGAGTTCTACGCCTGGTCGGGCTACGGGTGGTACCTGATGACCCCCGCTCAGCGCTGGCGGCACCGCAGGCAGCTCACGCTCGACGCGGACCTGTTCTACGGCAACGAGGACGAGGCGGACCGCTGGCGCTGGTGGCACTACTTCCGCTACCCGGTGCAGGCCTACTACCGGTGGAGGTCTGTGCATGGGTGACGACGCCTATCTCGCCGCTGACGCCGAAGACCGCCGCGCTGCCCTGCACGAGGCCTCGGCCCTCGCCGCCGCCCGCGGGGACATCGGCCTGGTAACCGGCGAGCAGACCTGGATCGCCCTCGCAGAAGCGGCCTACCGCTTCCTGCGCACCCGAGACTCTCTCCGTGCCACCCGGGTATCAATCGTGCCCGGCACGCCCTACCCGGAAGGAAGTACCCCCGTGACCACCACCTTCGACCTCAACGACACCGACCAGGTTGAGTTCACCCTCGCCGGCGCCGACGCCAAGGGCGCGGCCGTGCCGCTCGACTCCGGTTTCACCGCCGCGTGGACGCTCGCCGACCCGGACGCCACGGGCGCCACGCTCACCGTGTCCGCAGACACCACGAACGCGACCGTCGCGGCCGGGGTACCGGACACCAACCTGATGCTGTCGGTCGTGGTGACCAACCCGGACGGCTCGACCCTCAACGGCGCCGAGGCCATCGTGGTCCTCGCCACGGCGGCGACGACGGTGAGCCTGGTAGCGGGCACGCCCACCGCCGAGTAGGCGACCTGCCGGGGACGGCGGGCAAGCAGCCGCACCTCTAGCCCCGTTCCTGGCAGGCGACGGACACCGGGCGAGGGGATTGCCTTCCGCTGATGCGGGCTCCCTCGGTTCCCCCTCGCCCGGTGCCATGACCACTGACCTGCGCCGAGGGGAGGCCTGATCTCCTTGGCGTCACCAAGCGCAATCCTCGCCGCGAGCAAAGCTGTTCCCGGCGCGGCATCGCGGACCGCGAGCCCGCAGCAGATGCAAGGCCCCTACATCGGCCGCATGTCGCCGCTCGTTCAGCAACTGAACAACGAGTCGGGATACAGCAACATCTACGGCGGGTTTTTGCCGAGGCCGCCGCAGACGTTCACTGACGGCGCGTTCTCCCCGTTCAGCCCGATCATGCCGGTGCCCATCGACGCACCGCCCCCGGGGTATGAGCGTCCCGAGCCGCGCCGGTTCCAGTACGAAGTCGGCTACAACCTCCCCGTCGGCGACCCCGGCACCGAGGCCGGCTACAAGCTTGCCCCGTTCGCCACGCTGAAGTCCCTGTCCAAGACCTACTCGATAGCCCGCCGCTGCATCCAGCTCGTCAAGAAGGAAGTCTGCGGCCTGGAATGGGACATCACCATGACGTCCCACGCGGAGAAGGCCTACCAGGGCGACCGGGGGGCTCAGCGGGACTTCGGCGAGCGGCGCGCCCAGGCGATGCGGTTCTTCAAGAAGCCTGACCCGAACTATTTCAACTTCACGTCGTGGCTGTCGGTCATGCTGGAGCAGGTCCTCGTCACCGACGCCCTGAGCTTGTACATGTGCCCGAAGAAGGGCACGGGGCTGCACCGGGGACTGCTCGGGTCGAACCTGGACAGCCTGTGGAACATCGACGGGGCCACGATCCGCCCGCTGCTCGCGCTGCACGGCGGCATGCCGATGCCGCCCGCGCCCGCATTTCAGCAGTACGAGTTTGGGGTACCTAGGGCGGATTTCACCACAGTTATGGCGGGTTTGGACCTGCCCGAACTGGCGGGCGGGGAACGCGGCGCCTACCGCGGCGACCAGCTCATGTACCTGCCGATGACCCTGTTCCCGGACTCGCCGTACGGGATGAGCCCCACCGAGCAGGCGATCGTCCCGATCCTGACCGGCCTGCGCAAGCAGGGCTACCAGCTCGAGTTCTTCACCGAGGGCACCGTCCCCGCCGTGTACATCTCGCCGGGTGACACGTCGATGACGCCGAACCAGATCCGCGAGCTCCAGGACTCGCTGAACGCGGTGGCGAACGACCAGGCGTTCCACTGGAAGGTCATCGTCCTGCCCGCGGGTTCCAAGACGCAGCCGATGAAGCCGAACGACATCGTGGACCAGAGCGATGAGTGGATCGCTAACGAGGTCTGCATGATGTACGGCGTCTCCCCGATGGACGTCGGCATCCTGCCCAAGGTCTCGACGGTGGCGTCCCCGTTCGCGGCCCGCGAAATGGCCCAGGCATCGCGCACCACGCAGGAGAAGACCGACACCAAGCCGCTGCTCAACTTCATGGCCGCGATCCCGAACTTCATCCTCCAGGTCCTGTGCGACCAGCAGGACATGGAGTTCGCGTTCGAGGGCCAGCGCGAGATCCAGGACGAGGCCGCGCTCACCGACACCTACGTGAAGCAGGCACAGATCGGCGTCCGGTCGGTGGACGAGTTCCGCGACAAGATCGGGTTGCCCCCGTGGGGCCTGCCCGAATCGTCCGGACCTGTCGTTTTTACGCCGATGGGCCCGATCCCGCTGGCCGACGCGGTGCAGATCGCGTCCGCGACCGCGCAGCAGAAGGCCCTGCCGCCCGGCCAGTCCTCGGGCGGGAAGAAGCCCGCCGCGAGCGCGAAGCCGTCGCCGTCGATGACGAACGCCGGCCGCCAGCGCGCCCGCGGCGGCGCGGCCCTCACCCCGGCTCATGCGGCGTCCGAGGGCTTCATGCCCGAGCGCGCTCCCAAGAAGCCCTCAGCAGGCCCCGCCCACCCGCAGGCGTCCGTCAAGGCCTCGCTCGCCGAACTGGAGGCCCTGACCCGGCACTTGCGCAAGGGCCGGGAGATCACCACCTGGGAACCCCGGCACCTGGAGCCCCGGGCGCTGGCGCTGATCGCCGAGCAGATGGCGCGGGGCCTGGACGCCGAGCAGGCGGCAGGGATCGTCAAGACGGTCGTGCTGCCCCCGGCGTCGTATGCGTGGGTTGAGAAGGCGCAGTCGCCGCAGGCTCAGGCACAAGCGCAGCAGCAGGCCCTCGCGCAGCAGTACGCCGCGCGCATCCGGGCCGCGTTCGGGACCGCAGCGGCAGCGGCGGCGAGGCTGATCCTGGCGTGGGGCGCGGGGACTCTCGCGGTGACCGCGGCGGTGCTGGCGGTCATGGTGGCCGACCTGATCCGCAAGGCCCTCCAGGAGGCCCTGACGGCCCTGTGGGAGGATGCGTGGCATCACGGCGAGGGCGAGGCAGGCGGCAGCGACGCAGCGGGCCTGGAGGCGTTCCTGGCGACTTGGGGACGCCAGGTGCAAGAATGGGTCTCCGACACTCTCACCGATGAGATCGCCGCCGCCCTGCATGATCTCGCGGGGCTGAAGCGCAAGGCGCTGATCGCCCGGCTGCTGGAAATGCTCCAGGCGGAGGAACGGTCGGCGCTCATCGCGCTGACCGAGGTCATGCGGGCATGGAACGCGGCCGTCGCGGCGGTGTGGAAGATGCTCGGCATCGCCTACAAAGGCTGGCAGACTCGCAACGACGCCAAGGTCTGCGCGTCGTGCAGGGCCAACCAGGCGGCTGGCTTCATCCCCCTCGATGCGGTCTTCCCTAGCGGCGACCGGATGCCGCCAGGTCACCCAAGATGTCGGTGTTATCCGATTCCTCCGCCTCCCGACTGGCGACCCCCGGCCGCGAACAAGAAGCGCAAGCGGGGCGTGAACCTTGACGGCGAAGTCGTCATCGCTGACGCGGACCCGGAGGACGAGAACCCGGCAGGCGGCGGAGGGCGCACTCTCTACCCGCACCGGGGCGACGGCACCGAGGTTCCGGGCGGCGTTCCCGGCGCGTCGGCTGGCGGTGAGCCGCCCCGCTGGGACGCCTCCACCCCGGAACGCCGGGGCTACGTCAACGAGTACGGCGAGGACGACGCCGAGTGGCCCGACCGTGACCGCGTAGCCCCCCCGAGGCCGGACGAGGACTACCCGGACGGCGGGGACGAAGACGAGGACTCCTGGCCCGAAGGCGGCACCGGCTCCGCGCAGGCACCGGCCACGTCCATCGGCGACGGGCCACGGGGACGGCCCCCGAACGGGGTAGGCAAGGCCGCCGACGCCGCAGCCAGGTTCCTCGCGGACGCGCCGAAGGCCAAGGCCAGCGCGGTGCGCAAGCTGATGCTGGAGAACTTCCCTCCGGATGCCCTGGAGTGGGTGGGCCGCGCCAGGTGGGTCGGCCCGGTCGAGATCCCGCTGGAACTGATGGACCTGTCCGGCAGGAAGGGCTGGGCCGCCAGCCACCAGACTGGCCACGTCAAGGCCATCGCCCGTGACCTGAAGGCCGGGAAGCACGTCAACGAGATCATCGGCGTGCTGCGCCCCGGCCACAACCACGTCCGCCTGGTCGACGGACGGCACCGCACCCTGGCCTGCGAGAAGGCCGGTTATCCGGTGCGGGCCTATGTCGGGTTCCTGGACCGCGACAGTGACTTGGAGGCGGCATATGACACCTACCACCAGCAGTTCCACTCGGGCGACAACCCGGAGAACAAGTAAGCAGCACGAGACGGCGACTCCCGGACCGTACCCGGGTCTCGTCTACAGCCTGACGAGCAGCATTGAACTTGTGGACCCGGAGAAGCGCGGCAGCAGCCGCGTTGATGACAAGGCAGCCGCGATCCTCATCGCGATGGGCTGGACCCCGCCGCAAGGGGGTTCTCGTCATGCCCAGGGTCACGCTCACCGCGTCTGAGCTAGCCAGACTGGGCAAGAGCGCCCGCACCCCGATGCTGGAGTCCACCCCGCGCATCCTCGGCCCCCACGGCCTGTGGCACACGCCGTCCAAGAAGGTGCCGGTCAAGCAGAAACTCCCCGACTACATCGAGCAAGTCGCCGGCGCCCTGATTGACCAGCAGGGGATGAGCGAGCAGCAGGCTATCGCCACGGCGGTCAACGCCATAAAGCGCTGGGCCAAGGGGAAACTTGGCTGGGGCCGTCACAAGATCACGCCAGAGGTCATCGCCGCGTCGCAGCGCGCTCTCGCGGAGTGGAACGAACTTAAGCGGAGTCACCACTAGATGCGCAAACTCGCCTTTGACCTGATTGTGAAAACCGATGGTCTCGCTCACAAGTTGCACGTGCATAGGTGGGTCCAGCGTCCGATGTGCGCGCTCCTGGACCTGTCCTGCGGCATCACGTGGAGTGAGTTGCGACGAGAGCGCAGGGAGTTGCGGCAGCAGCAGGAGGATCGTGATGACAGAGCGACCGCGTGACCTGATCCCTGGGAGCGGCCGGCGCGGCAAGCCCCGCAGGCTTGAGCACGTCGTCTCAGTCCGGGTTGATGGCCGCCTTCTTGCCGAGATCCGCGCCTACGCAGAGGCAGACGGCGTGGATTACAGCAAGTGGATGCGCAACGCCGTCGCCGCCGAGGTTCACCGCCGCCAGCAACCCCCAGCAATCCCCGGCCTCGCGGCGGTCGGGTGGGCCTGCGATCACATGCGGGTCACCAGCGCGCCCGGCACCCTTGGCAAGGCGTCCTGCGGTTCCGGGTGCGAGATGTGGCCTGTCTACGAGCGGGCGGCCTGAGCATGACGCCGGGCCTCTGGCTTCTTCTCGCCGCTTTCTTCGCGGTCATGGGCGGACTGGTGTACGCCTACGTGCGCATCGCCCGGTGGGACCACCGGCAACGCGACGAGGCGATCCGCTCACTGGCGGTCCCGTTCCCGGACCGACCCTCCCGTTGAGCAAGAAGCACTCGGCCAAGAAGAAGCGCAAGGCCAGGGCCCGCAAGCGCGTCCTGTGCGCCTCCTGCCGCCAGCCCGCCACCCTCGACCCGGCAGGCCTCCTCGCCTCCCTTGCCGCGTCCATGAACGCGCTGGAAGAGGCAGGCATCCGGATAGGCCTGCACGGCGTCCTGCAGTCCGTGGTCACCCGCAAGGGCTTCGTGCTGCAACTGTCTGACCGGACGTGGGCGGCGAGGACCAGGGACTACGAGCCGTTCTCGTTCGGTGACATGACAGCCGGCGACGATATGGACACCTGATGTTCCTTGACGGCGAACGCTCCGAACTGCTCGACGACCTGATGAGCGCCCTGAACCGCCTCGCTGACGCTGGCTGCCCGGTCACTGTCAGGGACGGCAAGCTGGACTGCCGGGGAGCCGGGATGGTAGTGCCGTCTTCGCGGGGCCGGTGGGCGTCGCGTCCGCTGGTGCCGTCGTTCGGTTCCCGGCCGTGGCCGCCCGCGTCGATGCTGCTGGGCGAGGACCGCGACGAGGACGGGTTCTGGTGAGCCTGTTCCGCCGCAGGCCCAAGGTGGTCTCCTGCCGCTGCCGCAAGTGCGGCAGGCCCATGAACGTCGTAGCCGGGTCGGTTCCGTACCGGGAACGTCTCTGCAACCTCTGCGTGTACGACGAGGCGCGGCGGATCGCGGCGGACGCGCCGACCCTGCTGAACCTTCACTGAACTTCACAGGCCGCGCGGCCTGAGTTTTCCCTATCCCCTTTCACCCACAGGAGCCGTGTGACGGCCGTTGCTGACCAGGAAATCGTCTACGCCCCCCTGGCGGACATCACCAAATGGGAGGACGGCCCGGACGGCTCGCTCTACGTGTACGGGCGTGCAACCACGCCCGAGGTCGACACGGACCAGCAGATCATCCCGAGCGAGTTCAGCGGCAAGGAGCTGACCCGCTGGCTGGAAACCGCGCCGGCGCTGCGGGTGCAGCACAACGGGCAGCGTGACCCGGCCGGGTCGGGGATCAAGGTCGAGGTCAACCGGGACGGCGACGGCGCCCACTGGGTGAAAGGCGTCGTTGACGAGCCGGTCGCCCAGCGGCTGGTCCGCAAGGGGCACCTGCGGGCGTTCAGCGTCGGCATCGCCGCCCCGGTGATCGAGCGGGACGTGACCGGGAAGGCCAAGGGCGGCATCATCACCGGGGGCCGCATCGTCGAGGTGAGCCTCGTGGACTCGCCAGCGAACAGGTCGTGCTTCCTGGAGATGGCCAAGGCCGACAAGAGCGGCAACGCCGAGTGGACCGGCAAGGTGTTCGCCCCCGACGACATCCTCGCCAAGGCCAGCGAGCCCGACGTCGCCAAGGCAGCCAAGCCCGTCAAGACCGTGACGGTGGAACTCCCGGCCAGCATGTCCTTGTCGGTGAAGCCCTCGGACCTGGCGAAGCTGGCCACGTTCAAGCAGAAGCTGACCACGGAGAAGGCCGCCGGTCCTGTGGTCACGAAGGCTGCCGAGCCGGACGAGCCCAAGGCCGCAGACGAGGACGACGACTACCTGGACAAGATGGTCGTCGCGGCCGAGTCGGCGGCCTACAAACGGGACATCGACACCGCGACCCGCAAGCGTCTCGCCTCCGAGGGCAAGGCACTGAAGGACGGGTCGTACCCGATCGAGACCGAATCGGACATGCACAACGCCTACGGCCTTGCCCGGTCCAAGCACGGCAACTGGAAGGCTGCCCTCAAGCTCATCGCCCGGCGTGCCCGGCAGGAAGGCTGGACGCCTCCCGGCAACGCTGACAAAGCCGCCTCGGCTAAGCCTGAGGTCACCAAGTGCATGAAGTGCGACGGCTCCGGCATGTTCGAGGACAAGCCCTGCCCGTCGTGCAAGAAAGGCAAGAAGGCCGCGAAGAAGGCCGCCGCCGCGGAGAAGCGCAAGATCCGCAAGGCCCTCGCCGAGCCGGCTGCGGTCAAGAAGAAGAAGGTCATGTGCCCCAGTTGCGGGGCCAAGCAGAACCCGAAGCACGTCCACTGCCCCGAATGCGGCAAGCCCCTCCCGCGCATGGCCCCGGCCGTGGTCAAGAACCACGACTTCGCCTGCCTGGGCTGCGGCAAGGACCCCCTCGACAAGGGCGAGAGGCACTGCCCGGAATGCGGCAAGGAAAACCCCGGCTACCTGCCCGAGGCCGACCACAAGATCCCGGCCAACAAGGCCTCGAAGGAGCGTGTGAGCAAGAAGCGGAAGGCCAAGGGCAAGAACCCGTTCGGGGACAAGAAGGCTCCCCCCTTCGGGGCCGGGGACAACGACGACACGGACGGCGACGGCAAGAAGCCGCCCAGGGCCGAGAAGCGCAAGGGGAAGGGCAAGGGCCGCTCCCCCGCCGCAGGCGTCGCCGGCCACGACGGCAACACGGCGCCCCTGCCGGCGCACCGCGAGCCTGACTCCCCGGCCGTGGAAGAGTTCGAGAAGTCCTCGCACCTGGAAGACGGCGACGCGGGGCAGGAGATGGCCGCAGCGATGCGGCACAAGTCCCTCGGCATCGACACCGCCACCGGCACCCTGCACGACCTGACCTGCCCCGCATTCGCACCCGACGACGTGAGCAAGGCGTTCCCCTACGCCTCGTTCGCCGCGATCGACGCCGACGCCTGGCAGCACAAGGCCCTCGACGCCGCCGCGACCGGCACGCTGGAAGACGCCGGGCGGGTGATGGCACTGTGGCAGCACGCCGTCACCCTCAAGGGCGCCGACCCGGGCATCCTGCACGACCTGCGCATCGAA